CGATGACCAGCGCTGAAGCGGTAACGGCCTTGTTGGCTGCGGCGATGATCGTGCATGTGCCGCTCGCCAGCAGGCTGTAGCCGGAGTCGTACACCTTCCACTGCAGTGGATACGTCCCGGGTGCGTTGGCCGTTATAGACAGATGATCGCCATACCGCTTTATGGTCAGCCCGTTTGCTGCGCTGCACCAGAACATGGCGTTCTGCTGGGATATCACATTAGCATAGTAGATATTGAATTCGCTGCCGGTCAGAACCCTGACCACTGCGGGAATGGCCACGGCGATGACCCTTGTATCCTCTGCATCCGCGCCATCGTTTACGGTAGCAATCGCCGTCCCATCCACCTCGATGGTGGTCACTTTTCCGCTTTTCGTGGCTGTCACCACCGGGCTATGACCCGCAGGTCCCTGCGGTCCGGTTGCACCGGCAGGGCCTTGCGGGCCAGCCGGGCCGGTCGCGCCCTTTTCTCCCTGTGCGCCCTTGGCAACGCCAGCGTCCAGCGTGGTGCCGTCTGTCAGCGTCAAAATCAGGTGGCCGCTGTCGTTAATGGCAGCGGACTGGATGTCCTTGCCCAGCAGTCCGGCCACCCGGATCAGCTCATCCTGGATGGCGTTGAGGGTATCAGCGTCGATAACGGGCTGGTTGTCCACAAAGATCGTCTTGCTAAATGCCATTAGATCACTCCTTTCAGTGCCCAAATCGGGCACAAGCTGTCGCCCCATTACACGTCCGTATTCACGCCGTCCTGCGCCATGTGTACACGGCCAGGTACGGCGGCATATTGTTGTGGGCCTGGCCGCCGCAGTTAGACGTAGCCTTGCCCGTGTAAGCGTTGGCGGTGCCGCCGGGAGACACGATCTTGATGGCACCGGTGCCAACGGCGTCGCTCTGGCCCGTGTAATCGTAGCCGTGAGTGTGGTTTGCCATCTCCGCCGCCGTCAGGATGTGCTTCTCCTCGCCGCCGGTGGAGCCCGCCGCATGAGAATCGCCAGCCGCCAAGAGAAACCTGTCCTTGATCTGCTCCCAGGTGCCGCCAAACAGGTCCGCTGGAGACGTGGCATCCGTGGACTGGTAGATGCTTCCGACGGGGTGGAGGTAATCCAGGAGGGGCTTGCCTCCGAACAACACCTCCGCGGGACCGGGCAGCTTCAGGTGCTTGATGAGTCCGCCCACAATCAGCGTGGCCGCCTCGGTCAGATACTGGCCGATGGACAGACCGTCCACAGCCGGCGCCGTCCGGAACAGCACCTGCGCCGATGGCAGCACCACAATCAGGCTGGCCGTGCTGCCCAGTGCGTCGGTGACGGCTATGCACACCTCATAGACGGTGTCCACCGCGGCCGGGATGACGCCGTAGGCACTGGGTGTATACTGCCCGGCGGCGTCCGGCACGGCCTGGGAGCTCCAGGTGTCCGCCCCCTGGGCCCGGTAGCGGATGACATAGGCGGCCGTGTTCTCGTCGTTCAGCGGCGCCACCGCGCCCACAAAGGACACCTTGGCGTGATCTCCGGCGGGGTTGTCCGTGCCGTCTGCATCGCAGCGGGCGGCGCTGATGGAACGCACACCGGGCGCGGCGTAGGGCAGCACGGTGATAGTCCCTCGCAGGACGGTGGACAGCCCCCGGGAGTCTGTAACGGTGACGGCATAGGCCACCGTGCCGGACTCCGGCAGCACGCCAGTAGTGGCTGTAGCCCCGGTGGCCGTCAAGCCGGAGATGGCCAGGGTATAGCCCTTGACCATCGCCCCGTATTTCCCGCTGGCCGTCGTGACGGCCTTTAGACGGCTCTTGGTCTGCACGTAGGTTCCGTAGGTATCCGCATACCCGGCGGCGTCCGAAAGCGCCACAGAGGCCGCAGGGGCCGCGCTGGCAGGCACGGAGGCGGCAAAGCTATAGGACTGACTGCCCAAGGCCGTATCACCGCTGTATGTGGTAATGGTCAGCGTGCCCACACCGCTGGCGGCGTTGGGGATGTCGCTGGCCAGTTCCAGGGGCGGCGTCCAGGTAATGGACGTCGCGCCCGTCTCTGCTGACACCACGCCGGAGTGGGTGCCCCAGGCGTATGTGATCCGGTGCGTGTAGCTGCTGTCTGCCTTGGTGACGGTCAGTGTGGCAGGGCTGCCCAGCGTTATAGACGGGACCGCCAAAGAGGATGCCCGGGGGATGGTAGGCAGCGTGACCTTGCCGGATACAGACAGAGACGCTGGCGTCCATTGAGAGGTAAAGCCGCTGTGCCACTCAGCGGACAGTGTTACCGTGGCCTCGCCCTTGGCATCGTGGTCCACGGTGATGGTCTTGGTGCCCAGATCGTACCAGCCCTTGGCGGTGTAGCTGTAGGGATGGTACACCTTGCTTCCCTGTAGGACGTAATAGCAGCTGTTGGCCGCCTGGTTATAGCTCTCGCCGGTGCCGTCGTAGATCTGCAGTGACAGGGCGATGGTGCTGCGGTTGTTGCTGCGGGATTGCTGGATGGTATACCCCAGCCGTAGCCGCCAGCCGTATGTGGATTGTGCGCCGTACAGCTCACCCATTGGCATTCACTCCCTTCGCACCCACCACGGACCCATCCGGGGCAACCCGGACCACCAGGTTGCCCAGGTACAGGCACCCGGCGGTGGGGTCGTCCGGATCCATGGGCCGTATATACAGCGACGGCGTGTATACGCCCCGCTGATTGATGGACAGCAGCGCCAGTGTCTCCCGGAGGATGTTTAGCCCCTGATTGTTGATTTGCACCTTCACGGGGTCGCCCTCGCTGCCCAGGAGCATGCCCATGGCCGCCGTGAAGCTCATGTACTGGTTCATGGTGCGGACGGTCTGGCGGATATCGCCGGTGGCGTCCTCCACCTGCTCGGTGATCTCCTCGGATACCTCCATGCGGATCTGATCCGGCAGGATGGCCAGAGTGGCATCCATGACCCGCTTGTAGCTCTCAAAGTCCCCGATCTCCACATAGTCTTGCAGAGCCTCCAGGAGGATCTGCCGGTCCGACTGTGAGATCTGCGTCATGCGTTCGGTGAGGATCTGCTGCACGGTGTTGATCCGCTCCTCAGTCTCCTGCCGTACCTCCTCCATGCCCTGGGATACGCGGTTGCGCTCGTCCTCCACGTCGCCGGTAAAGGTACGCCGCGTCCGGCCCATGGTGACGGTGGTCTGCGCCGGGTCCAAGAGATCAATGTGCATTTGCAGCAGAGGCATGGCCGCCCGGATGCCGTGGGGCGTGGTGGCCAGCATGGTATACCGGCCTACTCGCCAGGCGGCCACAGCGGCGTCTGTAACGTGGAGATCAATGGCCTTGCAGGTAATGGACTCATCCAGCGCCCAGCCGGAGGTAGCCAGCCGGGCCGCTGCGTAGGACTGGAGGTTTCCGGCTACAGTGACGTCCTGCCAGTCCGTTGGACCGGGACAGATCCAGCCGTACTTTGCCACACCGGCCCGGGACCAGACATACGGGCCCTCCTTGACCAGGTCGTCCGTTAGATCGCCGTCGGCCAGCTCCGCGATGGTCAGGCCGTCCTTGCCCACCGGCAGGATGGCGGTGTAGATGCCGGTGCCGGTAAGCTGGCGCTCCAGGTCCAGGAGATTTTGGCCGAACTGCACCGCCTGTGCGTTGGTCAGCGGCAGGTCCGCGTAATAGTCCAGATAGTTGCCGTTCGCCTCGTACCGCATCAGGAGGTATCCACCCAGGGCGGAGCCGGTAAGGCGGGTGGTCATGGCCTCCATGGTGGTGAGATACTTGGTGGCGCTGCGGGCAATGTAGTTGTTGGCGTCCGTCACAGTGCAGACGCCCGGCTTGATCTGCTGATCCGTGGATACCTTGGCATTGTGCTGGGCCAGGAACCAGCGGAACAGGAAATCCACCACATTGCCGTTGTTGGCAGCCGCCTGATAGTCCGCATCCGCCGCAAAATCGTCCGGGTAGACAAACGGGGGGACAGTGGAATCATTGAGCACCGCCATGACGCCCTCTGCCGTAACGTTGAGGTTGTTGCGGAAGTCGCCTACCTGGGAGGTAATGCGGCCCCGCCACACCACATACCGACCCTGCAGCAGCTCCAGACCGGGCCGCATATAGGGCAGCTTGTCCCGGTACGGGTGATCCGGCGGCAAAGAGAACGCCATACTCCCGGCCTTGCCGGCGGTAAGGTCCACCGACGCCGCCGAGGCGCACAGCCGGTCCGTCTCGTTGGCGCCGCGCGGATCGTACAGGATGTAATCCCCGTAACGCAGCTGATAGCCAGCAAAGTCCTGCGCAGCCTCCTGGGGGGCCGTGCCACAGACGGCAAGCCCGGCAATAGCCTTGCCGCATACCGCGCCAGTGTAGCTCATAGCGATGCCTCCTGATAGGTGACGGACACTGCGGTCCCCGCTGCGGCTGTGACAGCAAGGGTGTTGCTGCCGGCTGCCAGGCGGATGTCCAGGCTACGATGGCTGCCGGCTGCCACCGAGATGTCCTTGCCGCCGAAGGTCAGCGTTGCAGCCGCCGACACCTCCACGGTGGGCACCACCGGCCGGCACTCATTGGTCAGAGTCAGGGACAGCGTGCCCGATTCGGGCACGGTCCCCGTGACCGTGGTTTTTGCGTTCTTGTATTTCCACGGGTCGCAGCTGACTGTGACCGGGATGGTCTGCATCATTTTGACAAGCACCACCCGCCCAACGGAGCATCGCCCACTGTAATAATGGGCGGTGTCCTCGGGAAAGGTCACTTTCACGCGCTTGCCGTGGACTTTGTTGCAGAAGTCAGAAATCGTGGCAGGCCATTTCTTGCCGCTCACCGTGTCCACGCCGGTGAGCTTCAGTACAATGGTGCGGTTTTTGTAGGTCACTTCGCCGGTCAACACCTCGGAAGCGTCCAGCAGACCGTCCCGGCCCGGAACATCAATCATATTCGTGCGGACTTCCGGCAAAGAAATGGACTTGCTCGCAAGAAGCAGGCCGTATTCTGTGTAAGTGTCTTTTCCGTCAAAAAATACTTTTCCTATCATACAGCCCTTGCCTTCCTTGCATTGATTTTGGCCAGTTCTTCATCCATGCCTGGGGCAAGCAAACCGATAACCTGGCCACTGTCCATGATGACTTTCATATTTGCCAACATAGGCAAATACTGTTCCAGCAGCATTACAATTCTGCCGGAATCGCCACCCCCGCTTGTGCTTGCCGCTCCGTAAGAGCCACTTGTATAGTTTCTGCTGATGTTTGCATCTGCTGTAATGGTTCCAGCGTCAAAATTCATGCTGCCTTCAATGTCATTTTTCACAGCCGCGAATTCATCGCTAAAGCCTTCGCCCAGACCTTCGGCCATGAAACCGCCGATTCCGGCAAAGACCTTGGAAGGGGAGTGGATGCCCAAAATGCGCTTCACGCCGCCGACAAGGCTATTCACCTTTTCGTTGAACCAATCCTTGATATTGTCCCACATTCCGGCGATACCGTCTTTCAGCCCCTGAACGATGTTTCTACCGATGCCGCCCCAGTCGTAGTTTCTGATTGTGTCGGCAATAGCAGCGATAACGCGCGGGACGGCTGCAATCAATTCCGGGATTTCCCCGATAATGCCGGTAATCAGCGATACAATGATCTGCGGCGCTGCAAGGATGATCTTGTCAAGGTTGTTCACGATGCCGTTGACGAACGCAATAATCAGCGTAGGGACTGCCGCGACCAGCTCCGGGATGCACTTGATAATTCCGTCAATCAGCGCAAACAGAAGATCAATGCCCATCTGGATAATGTTCGGCAGCTCTACAATGATTGCGGCGAGCAAGTTGCCAATAATCATAGGTACTGCCGCGATAAGCTGCGGAATCGCGTCAATCAGGCCCTGCGCAAGCGTCATAATCAGCAAGATTGCCGTTTCAATGAGTTGCGTCAAAAAGTCCGGGCTTGTCAGCATCTGCACAATCGTCAAGGTCACTTGCACAATGCCGTCAATAAGCGTGGGCAGGTTTTCTATCAGGCCATTCGCAAGGAAGAAAAGAATGTCGATTGCTGCTTGCGTAATTGCAGGTAGGCTATCAATGATACCCTGTCCCAATGCGCCGACAAGCGCAACCGCCGCCTGCAAAAGCGCAGGCAGGTTGTCTGTGATGGTTGTTATGACCATCGGGATAATAGTGGTAGATGCAGATGTAACAAGCTGTGAAATGCCGCCCAACATGACACTAACGCGCGGAATAATATTTCCAGCCGCCGTCTCCACGCTGCTGACAAAATTGCCAATCAGCGTATCAAGGTCTGCGTTGTCGGCTGCAATGCCGGTTATCAGGTTGCTCCATGCGGACTTTGCCGCGCTGACGCTGCCCTGAATAGTAGACGCAGCCTCTTTTGCCGTTGTCCCGGTAATGCCCATTTCCGTCTGCACCACATGGATGGCGTCTACGATGTCGGAGTAAGATGAAATATCAAACTTCTGCCCAGACAGCTTCTCCGCGTCCGCAAGCAGACGCTCCATTTCCTTTTTGGTGCCGCCATACCCGAGTTTTAGGTTGTCCAGCATGGTGTAGTTCTGCTTTGCAAAACCCTGATAGGCGTTCTGTATCATCTCCATGCCGGTGCCCATCTTATTGGCGTTGTCTGCCATGTCGGTGATGGCCTGGTCCGCCTTTTGAGCTGCTTTTTCTGTATCTCCGCCAAGGCTCTGGAGCAGGGAGGCCGAAAAGCTGGTCACCGTGTCCATATATTCGTTGGCGCTCATGCCAGCGGTCTTGTATGCGTTTGCGGCGTACTCCTGCACCTTGTCCGATGCAGTCTTAAAGAGGGTATCGACGCCACCCACTAATTGCTCATACTCGGCATATTGGTCAATGGACGCCTTTGTCAGCGCCGCCATGCCAGTAGCCGCAGCTGTCAAAGCCGCAGCTCCCACCTTTGCCGCAGTAGCAAGGCCGCTTTTCAACTTGTCGGCAAAGCCGGACGCTTTGCCGGAAGCATTGTCCAGCCCATTTTCGTATCCGCTGGTGTCAAGCGTAATTTTTGCATACAAGTCAAACACGTTTATCGTCCTCACCTCCGACCTTTGCGATTTTTTCTTTCATTCGGTCAACGATTTGTTCCGGCGTCCTGGTTTCCTCCGGATTCGGCTCTATGAGGTCAGCATACCGCGCCTTGATATAGCCGCCCCCCACGTACCGCGCCGTGTTTTCCGCGATTGCTTTGAGCGCGTCTGTCACATAGACCCGGTATGCCTTGTCCACGCTGTCCTGTTTGGCGCGGGCAAGGGCATACCGCAGGAACACCTTTACGCTACGGGGGCCTTGGTATTCTCCTGCGCAGAGCCAGAGGGTTTTTCTGTGCTCTGCGCTGAGATAAAAAGTTCCGTGAACGCTTCGTCTGTCATCAGGTCAATATAATCCTTGGTCAGTTTTACCAGACTCAGAGCGCCCGTGTAAGCCTCCGGGCTTGTTCCCTCAATGGAGGACAGGATGGAGATTACATCGCCCTTATGACCGCGCAGAAGGGCGGGAACGGCCTTTTTTGCCTTCTGTAAAAGGAACTTCTTGGCTGTCATGCCATCCGGCAGTTGTTCCCGCTTAAACAGGGCGGCGGCGTTCTCGTCCTCCGCAATGTTGCAGATTGGCTCGATCAGATCTGCGATTACTTCCAGGGTGCGATCACCTTTTACGTCAGATAGTTTCATCAGCCGCCCACCTCCGCAGGAGCCGCGCTGTAAAACTCCATGGGCATCTCGTCCTGAGCGGACATGGACACATGGCCGGTCAGCTCCACGCTCACCTGGCCCTTGCCGTTTTTGGTGGTCTGGAGAGTAAAGCCGCCGGTGGACAGGGCGTTTTTCAGGCAGATAGCCACCATTCCGCCGTCGGCCCGGTCGCCAACCCACCACAGGTCTGCAAAGTCGGTCTGCTTCAGATCTCGCCGGGGGGTGATTTTGCTCCTGTCGGTAGTGTCAATGTCTGCCGCGCCCAGGGCCAGCCGGATGGACTCCGTGGATGTTCCAATGGAGGTAAAGGCCATCTTGCAATCCCAACCGTCCAGATGCTTCAGTTCCATCATATTCACAGGGCAGTTGTCCACGTCCTCTCCCATGTCGGAGTAAGTAGGGACGCAAGACACATTGATGCCGCCGGTTGTGGCACACACAATGTCCTCGTCCTTCGGTGCGGTGGGAGTAGCCGGGGTAAAGTTTTTCAGGATGACACCCGCGTCGAGCTGCAATTCCTCAAAGGTGCTCTGCGGGATCGCGGTAAATTTGCCCATATTGGGTCTCCTTTCAGCTGAATGTCAGGTATTCAGCGGTAATGTTGATGTACCGGCGCTTAATGGCCGGGTCTTCCTCATAGGTTAGGCTTTGGCACCAGGGGGAACCGCGCTTGAGCCAGATATAGCCCTCGTCGCAGGGCAGATACACGCCACCGTAGCCGATGCGCTTGGACAACTCCTGGGCCTTCTCGTCTGGGACAGCTTCGCTCTCCGTGCGGAACCACAGATTGACCGTCAGGCCGACCTCCCCGGCATCAAAAGCGCTGTCGATATACTCATAGGTGCCATAAGGCATGACCACATCGTCTGGCACGCTGGACGCTCGGTAGAAGGGCATGAACTCGTTGAACCAGGCGTAGAGGGCTTTGTTTTTGGTCATGTGGTCAACGCCCACCTTTCCGCCGTAAAGTATTTTAGCTGCATCGTGGAGGACTTGGGGGCCTGCTTGTTCTCCGGATTTGAGGTCACGCGGTAGGTTTCGCCGGTGGTCTTGTCTTTGAACACGTCGTTGTACTCGATGGGCACGGCCTTGTCTACCAGGACGGAATACAGGCTGGTCACGCCTTCTTTTTCCGCTCTGCGGGCCTCCATGGAGGTATCCAGTGCCTGGTAGTTGGTGAACTCAGCGCCCTCCACCCACTCTACAAAGTGACCGCCCGCACCGTCCGATACCCGGCGTTTTTCCATGAATACACAGGTGCGGGAAAAATCATCTAAAAGGCTCATCAGATCCCCCTAATTCTCCGCCAGTCGTTCAGGCGGCTCTTGAATACATCCTGCCAGCCGACGGCCATGCCGCTGGCGTTGGTGGCTTTGCTGTAGGAGTAGCCGCCAAATGATTCTGAGGTAAACGGCCCTGGATCCCCGTTCTTCGTCTGCCATGCGTCGATTTCTTCGGCCAATTCAATCACCGCCTTCGGAACAGCCAGCGCCCACACGGAGCCGGTAAACGTCTCGTCGGTCAGGTCTGCCACCGGGTACTGGTGGAGCCCGTCATTGAATACGGAACCCACCACCCGGAAATACTGGCCGGTTTGCAGAAAGGGCAGCGTGAGCTGCCCGCCCTGCACAGTGAACTCCCCGGCGTGGACGCCGTCCGGAACTAAAAACCAGTTGTTCAAATTCTGCAAAACCGTTTCAAGCATCACGCTGTCCTCCTTTTACGCCGATTTGGTTACGGTCACGGTATATACTTTCTCCGCCGTGCCGTTTTTCACGTTCACAGTCAAAGTGTTGGCTCCGGTCGCCCAGGTGGCCGCAGTGCCGTTTTCAACAGGCGCCTCTCCGTTGAGGATGGTCACTGTGGCGCTTGCGTCCTCCGGGGTCGCGGTTACCGTGTTGGTCGCGTTTGTCGTTGTGGCTGTATACTCCGTCGTGTCTGGGTCAAACGCCGGAGTCAGTGTCAGCGCGCCAATCGTCAGCCCCGAGAGGCGCGCGCTTAAGGGGCCGGGGTGACCGTGATTTTGGCGATGCCGTCCAAGTACTCAGCCCACAGCTTCATGCCCATGATGGCGTAACTCTCGCCCACGGCGGTGCTGTAATTACCCTGGGCGTGGAAACCGATCAGGTTTGTCTCGCCCTGCACGGTGTAATTCAGGCCCAGTCTGGCAAACTCGCTGTCGCCGGGGTCTGCATAGTACAGGTCGATGTTCTCCACAGGCGTTGCGATCACAGTGTTGCGAGCAATAGCGTTATTGCCGGAAACGGTGGTGGGCAACAGGAACAGCGTGGAGTACCCCATGAAGTCCTTGACATAGTTCAGGCCGAACTGGGTCTGGACGGAAATATCCGCAGCACCCAGATAGTCGTATGCGTCCAGGATGTTAGCAAATCCCACAACGGAGGTAACGTCTTTTGCCATACCAGCAAACTTGTTCAGCACTTCGCCCTGAGCCTTTGCAAGTGCCGCCTGCCAGGTTGCGGCGGTTCCGGTGAGAGAACCGGTGTTCAGGAAAGTATAGAAATTGCCAAGGACCACATTCTGGAGCTTGGTCAGAAAAGCGTCGTCGCTCTTCTCCACCGCGATCTCTGCACCATACTTGTCAACGTCCTCGATAGGAACAGCCTTTGCATACTTCTTGATGGACAGGTCTTCCTTGGTCGCTTGGGTAATCGTCGCCTTGCTGTAAGGGATCACCTCGCCAGCGCCGACGTCGCCGTCCTCCAGGGCCACATCAGCGGTGTAAGAAATCAGGCTTGTGCCGGGGGGCTTGCGGATGGGGCGCATAATGCCCATAATGTTGCGCAGCGCATCCCAGTTGTCATTGAAACGGGTGACGAAATCCACCTCTCGGGCGGTCACGCTGGTATAGGTATTGGGCAGGGAATCGCGGGGGTTGTTCAGGCTCTCAACTTTCGTAGCAGCCATGTAATTCATCCTTTCTTGTTAAGTAATTTGGTTTTCCATAAGCGCTTTCTGTCGCTCAGATGCGGACAGCATATAGTGGCCGTGATCGTCCTTTTTGTAGATGTCCGCTTTCGTCATCGTGCCGGGGCTTCCGCCCGCCGGAGGGTTTGCGATATAGGCACCCTTCGTGGTGGTAGTGGAAACCAGCTTTGCAAAAGCACCGCTCACAAGCGCATCCAGAGCGGCGGTGTCCTTGATCTTGTCGCCGTCCAGCTCCACGCCGTCGATCTCCGCGCCGCTGCCGCGCAGAGCAATAGTTAGATTGTCGCCGGTGATGTTCTTGCTTTCGTAATAGGCTTTTACCGCCTTTTCTTTGGCGGCCTTGGTCTCCTTTGCGGTGATGTCCGCCTTGAAGTCGTCAAAGGCCTTGTGCTCCTTCTCATACTTCTCCTTGTAACCGCCGTCCCCGGCGGCTTTCAGGTCGTCCAATTCCTTCTGGACTGTGGGCAACTTCTCCGCGTCCGCCTTGTAGCGGCTCACATCCGCCTTCAAGCCGTCCACGGTGTCGGTATGCGCTTCGATGATGGTGTCCACCTGTTCGTCGGTGAGACCCATCCCCTTCAAAAGTTTGCGTGTAAGTGCCATTGTTCTATCTTCCTTTCCTTCGTCCGCAGTTCGTCGCGGCGATAGATTGTATAAAAACCGCTGTACCTCGCGGGTTTTATCGAAAACGAAAGAGCCAACCGCCGAGAAAATCTCAGTAGTTGGCTCCTATTGCCCTTTCCCGTGCCCTATTGCGCGGGAGTGCTGTATTTGATTGTTTTCTTAACCTCTAAGACGATGTACCCATCGCCTTTTCGCCGCACCTCTGCGTCGTTTCCGCGCTTTGTGATGGCTTCGATGGCCTTGATAATGCCTTCATCCATTTTTCAATTCATCCTCGATTATGTTCCGATATGTCTGTTGGTGGTCGGCCACCGCTGGCTTCAAGAACGGCTGTGCCGGGTTGCCAGCCGTCCAGTGCCAGTGACCTTCATCGTCCTGATACACCCACGGCGTCGGCCGTCCGCCCTCCGCGTATTTGCCGGTACCTAATTCCACATACGCGGCATATTCATTGTTTGTCCCGATGATCGCTGCCGGTTCCTGCTCGTCTACCGTATGGGTAATGCTGTTGCGCAGATTACCGGTGTCCACGGGGCAGAGCTTTTTCGCATAGCCCTCTGCAACCAGCCCGCACTTTTCCAGCGCCCTGGCAGCGGCCTCATGCATGGCATCGAGGACTTCTTTGGAGTTGTCTGTGAAATCAACTTTCATAGTTTTTCCAGTTCGCTTTCAGCGCAGTCGAATAGTTCATTGTCACCGTCTCGTTCAACGAGATAAAACGTGCCGTTGGTCTCCCGGATATCAACAACAATACCGACATCGCCTGTCTCAATGATTTTTACACGGTCATATTCGTTAATCATGCGAATTCTCCTTGTTTTTTCTGAATCCGGTTACGATCCTCGGTTTGCTATCCGGTGTATCTTGAATCCATCCCGTTAAAAAAGTGCGCTGTTTTGTAACTCCAAGTGTCATGTAGATATTAAACATTATCGCACCGCCATTTAACTCCTGCACATCAACAGCCTTGCTCATATCAAACTGCCGTGCCATATCATAACGCAGCTGCAATGGGTTATCCGCTGTATAGCCAACATCAAAAAATTGATCCGCGTGTTTTGCGCCATCTTTCAGGAAATACCCGGTGTATTTTTTAGGCGTTGTCATACATTCGGCGTTATTCACAAAAACGGTTTGCCGTTTCATGGTTTTCAGTTGGGCCCACTTATCAGGTTCATTATACTTCAAATTCTGGAACTTCTCAACCGTGTTTGGAACTTTGTTTCCCAGAACCGATTTGTATTCCTGCCACTGTTTTGTATCAGTGGAAAGGTTGCGGCCCTTCTTCATGTATGTATTCCAGACCGCAGCGTCTTCCGCTTGCTTCTGCTCCGCCCACTCGGAATAGGTCATGTCAGAAATAACCTCTGTTTCGCCTGTAACGGGGTTTTTGGCGCGTCTTTGCCCTGTGGAGGTATCTACCCCATCCACATCCGCAACAAGCGTGCAGCGGCAGTTGTAGATCTCCCACGCTGGCCCCTGCGGATCGCCCGGAAAGCGGCAGCCGTTGGAGAATTTCTTATCTTGATCTACCTTTTCGCCGTCCAGCATGGCGTGTGAATGCCGCGTCCGGTTGTCCAGCGTGGCCAGCCATTGTTTTTTGAGCTTGATGCCAATTTTCTCCGCCGCTGCGTAGCTGTCCATGCGTCCGGCGTTCTGTGCGCCGGTGACGGCGGTTCTCGCGGTGCGGATAGCGCTATTGCGGCTCATGGTGGTGATACGTTTTTGCAGGTCGTCCGCCATGTGCTTGATGCTTTTCCCCTGCAAGATGGAGCTGGTGACGCTGGCCGTGATTTGCTTCTTGCCATACGCAAGGTCAATGCCGCGTTTCAATGCTCTATTTTTGGGGTAATACGGCATCAGCCCCGGCTGCTCCACAACCAGGCGCTTCACCGTCTGCTCGTCCCACAGATCAAAGCCTACATCCCCAGCCACGCTCTCGATGGTGTACGCCGCATAGTTGCGGTTCAGTGAGTAGATACCGGGCGTTGCATCGTTGGTGTAGGACACCGCCACGGCGTTCGCATCGGTGACGCGGTGCGCCACCTTGTCGCGCATGGCCTGATAGCGTTCCCCTCGACCGATCTGATTGAGCCGCCATTGCTTATAGTCGGCCTCCGTCCACTCCTTGCCGTTCTGCACCGTGCCGATCAGCGCTTTCATTTCCTCATCGCGCTTTTTAAATTGCTCAAAATATGCGTCGATGGTTCCTTGCAATTCCTTCCCGGCTTCGCGGTAAAGTTTCGTAATGCGCCGCTCCAGCTTCGAAAGCTCCTTGTCGGTCAGCTTGTGGCCTTCGTCCGTTTTCGCCATATCTCGCCACCCTATGCGCCATTGATAAATCCGCAACCCAAGCCATCATACAAGTGCTTATATAGTGTTTTTTCAATCTCGTCCTTGTAAACCTTCACAACCTGCCCATCGACAATCGTATTGACCGTTTCGCGGAGAACGGGGGCTGCCATATCTGATTTTGATGGCATCGCTAGTGATTCGGCCATATTCCTATGCTCGTAATTGGCGCATGCCTCCATCCGCTTGTGAGAGCATTTATCAACGTTGGGGCACGCCATGCACTTTTCAGCAATCTTAGATATTGCTCCCATCATTCCACCTCCATTTGGCTCCGGTCAATCTCTTCTGCCGCCTTCCGCTTTGCCATGTCCTCGTACTGGTCAATGTCACCATTGATGGTTAGCAACTTCTTGGTGATGTACTCATCATCGTAGTATTCCGCGCCCATCAGAATGGTCTGGGTTTCTTCGGGCTTATTGATAATCTGGCTGCGGGTATAGCTGGGCGTATCGTCCGCCCCGGCCAGCGCCAGGATGCCTTGGATAAAATCGGTGACGTCGCTTTCGAAGTCGTCAACTTTCAGGTCCAGCGGCACATAGCTGGCCTTGATGGCCGTGGCCGTCTGATTGCCTGCGCTCACGGCGGCGCTGTCAAACGCCTGAAAATCCTCGTACAGCTTGCGCTTGAGCATGTCAATGGTTGCGTTAGTGCCCTCAAAGGGGGCCTCGATGGTGTGCGGCTCTGCGTTCACTTCGTCATCGGTGTGGGCCACGTGGAGGGTCTTGATACGCTCCAAAAACTTCACGTCGTCCAAGTCATTCATGCCGCCCGCATTGGTCAGCACCCAATAGATGAGGTTGCCCTCGTCCACGTTGTTTACCATGTTGGAGCAGGCCAGGTCCAGCGCGTCCACGGTGTTCCGCCGTCCCCGCAGCTCCGACCGGCAGTTTTTTCCGTTTTTCAGCGGGACAATCGGGAATCCAGGATAATTGTCACCGTCCAGAATGGTCTCCGCGCCCAGGCCGTCCGTGCGGACATTGACCTTGTACCGTTGTTTGTCCGTCAGCACGGTCATGTTCTCCCCGCTGCGCTGGATGTACTCGGTGTATCCGTCCAGCTCGTACAGCGTGGCACGAAGCGGCTTATCGTCTGCCACTTGCCAGAACCGCACACCGGCCATCAAGGCACCGTTTTCCTCGTCGTAAAGGGGCGCAAACTCGGTCAGCTCGAACACCTGAACCCGGTCCAGGTTGAAGAACCCGAACGCCACGCCGCATACCAGGGCGCTCTTGCCTGCGTCCTTGACCCGCTGGTCAAAGTCAGCGCCCAGTCTGGCCTTTGTCTCCCTCTTCTGAAAGGTCACGCCGTTGCCCAGCAGATAGTTTGCCTCCTGCCGCACGACAAATCCAAAGAAACTTGACATGAGTTTGTGGTTTGCCGTGTACATGTCCCGGTGGGCGCGTCCCTGAAGGTCATAGATGATCTTCTCATACCGGCTGATGGTGGGATTCTCGCCGTCGTAATATCGCTGTGCGTCTACCGCGAACCGGTAAGCCGCAGAGCCTTTGTGCTCATTGATGACCCGCCGGATAAAATCCATTCGGTCCTGTTCGTTCTCGCCCACGGCGAGCAAGTCCTGATATGTCAGCAAGCTATCACCTCTCCCACAGGGGGATGTATTTCTCCCCGTTATCATCCCGCACTTTCCGGCGCAATACTGTCATTGCAAAGTAACGTGTATCATCCATCGCGTGGTCGTTCTCCTTAATTGGCCTGTCCTCTGTGGATTTTTCGTCCCAGCGGTAGAGGCCGAATTCCCGAATGGCGTCTTTACACGACCTGTGTATCTTCAGCGCACCGCTGCGCAGATACCTCGCCGTGGTGGCGATGCCCGGCAGCACGTCATTGACCGCCTTGCGCACCTTGAACTTCCCGTGCCGCTTGATAACCTCGATGAAGGACGCCGCCGACGGGTCCACGATGACGCTTATCACCGGCAGCTCTCCCACCAGCTTCTCCAACTCCGTATAATATTCCTCGTCAGTCTTGTTTCTGTGTTCTTCCCGCCCGGAGTAGTAATACTCCCGGATGCGGGTGGCCGTCTTGCCGTCCCAGCACCACAGCCCTGCGGAAAACGGGTTAAGTGTGCCGTAGTCGCAGGAAACATAGTATTCTCCCTTTTCCGGCAGTTCGTCCACAATGCAGCTATCGCCAAACATGGGATAGATCAGCCCCTCGGCCACCACCCACAAGCCGCGAATGTATCGGTCGTAGAACACGCCGCTATACATGGCCTTTGTCCTCTCGACCATCTGCGGTGTGAGAATTGGGTTATCTTCCAGTAGGAAGTGAATGTGCTGCGTATTCTCCCGTTCATTTTCAATCCACTCTTTGTAAAACCAATGCTGCGGTGATTCGGGGTTGCAGTTAAAAAAATACTTCGGATGCTCAAATGAAATCGCGCGGGAAAGCGCTTGCTCCACAAACGAGCGCGGCATAAGTGCCACTTCATCGAATAGGACGCCGGCAAGCGTGATGCCTTGTATGAGCATATACGAGCTTTCATCCTTACCGCCGAATAGGTAAAACCAATTTCTCCTATCCCCGCACCGAACGGTTAAAATTCTCGTGGAAACCTTGTAATGCATGGACAGCGCAACACCCAGCCCGTCAATTTCCATCAACGGTTTTAAGATATTTCGCTCTGCCGCCTGCACCGTCTTTCCGCAAATAGCGAAATTTGTGCGGTCGTAGTTCTGCATCGCCCACAGCACAAACGCCATCGACATGACCGTCGTCTTCCCGGAACGGACGGAGCCGTCACAAATCAGCGCCATATCATCGGAGCTGATAAACTCCATTATTTTGTGCTGCTTTGCGGATAGCGTTTTAATTTGCATTGTTCTCGCCCTTTAACGCAGTGAGCAAAGCTGCCAACGCCGCAGGATCGCCGCTTTTTTCGTTCTCGGAATTCCAACCAAAATTGCAGCCAAGCGAGAATTTCGCGCCGTTCGCACCGTCTTTGTCGTAGAGCCGAGATTCGGCGTATTCCTCGCAGCGGGACTTCGCGCGCGTAACCGTGTCCGCAAACTCCGGCCTCCCCTGATAATCAATCAGCGCCTGCCGGCCGGTAAACCCCAGCGACAGCGCCAGCCCTGTTACCGTCGGCGGCTTTTCATCTAAAATAATCGGTCTTCCGTATTTATCTGTGGCAACATCGCCGTCAATCATAAGCGGTGTTCCCTTGCAGCTCTCAAAGTAAGCGTCAATGGCCTCCTGCATTGCCTTTACGCTTTTCCATTTTCTTGGCGCTCCGCCAGCCATACACTCACTCCCTTTCGTTTTGCTACCAGCCCCCGCCCCTTGGCCTTACATAGCAGACTTTACCCACCCCGAGGGGCTACAACGCCGCCCACAATGGGCGTTATTCTTTTCACAGGGTCCCGGCATTGCGCTCTGTTTGAATTGCTTACACAGCGGCCTAATCATACGATTGCCGCCACCACACCACATCCATTGAACGCCTCGGAACTCGCGCAGAGTGCAGCAATGCCGGTATCCCACGGAACTTTTCAGCCCTGCGCCGGTATGTCGGTCGCATCCGTTTCTTCATTACATAGGCCGGAGCCAGCCAAATAATTATTCGACCTGCCGCTTTCATACAGCGCGCAGGTAAGCCCCTTGTAGCGGTCTTACCCTTCCACGGTGCCGCAATGCGGTAGCATACATCTGGTACGGCATTGCAGTCCTGCCCTGCTTTAGCGCTTCGGGGAAAGTCCCCGTCACTCGCTGTGGTCTTCCCTTACGGGGCACCTATACCGCATATTGGTCGTCTTGCCGCATAGCCCCGATCAAGGCGGAGCCAAAGCCCCGCCCATCGGGAAATTAGGAGGAAAGAAATGAATCGGCACGGGCAGGTTGCCCCTTCATACCCATCATATATTGTCTTTCTCCGCCCCGCACCCCTAAAACGGAAAATATTTTTTTATTTTTTGAATTATTTCTGCCAACTCAAAAGAGGGCGCCATAGTTGATGCACCTCGATAAAATCAGCCATTGCCCGCCCTCCCTTTGGTATATCCGTCTTTCAACGATCTGTTTCTGCGGCAGCACGAACACCGCTGATGCCGAACGCCATTCCACGCGCAACCGTCGCAACCCCCAATTTCGACATAATCGAACAATATTGGATTGTATATGTCAAATTCTAAAAGTTGCTGCATATTGAGCAAAGCCTTATCCATGTATGGTGAGTTGTTAATGTTTCTGCTCTGACGAACTTTCCTGAGATAGTCAATCATGTGGTCAAAGTTTACATAGATACTCAATCCTCATTTCCGCCCTTCCTTGATTTTGTCTATCAGCAGCAGCCGCACAGCTTGGCAGAGCGCATATACAAGGCTATTCTGCCAAATGCTCCGCTTCTCCTTAATGCGGATCATACCGTTCTCGATCTCCTCTAAGGCTTCCAGCATATCATTTTTATTCGCCATCGCTTGCCCTCCGTTCTCCGTATTGGCAGAAAAAGTCCTCTGGCACCACGCAATCCACACAGACGCCGTATGCGCAGATGCGCCCGCCCACAGACTCATAACTGTTCTCACATTCTCGGCAGTGTACCACCGGGTCAACATCGGCGGCGGGAGTATCACTTACTTCCCGCAACACCTTAGCAGCCAGCAAGTACGGGATTTCCTGTGGGCTCTCCGAAAATACATCCTTGGTGTAAACAGCACCATGATAGCGCCTTGTGTTCTCGATTGCTCTCGCGCCGGCGTTCATGGCAAGCATGAGTTCTTCCGTGCGCTCGATGTATTCAGCCATTGTTGTCCTCCTGTTCTTCATCCCCGTTGGATACAGCCACGCCCTCGTTTTCTGCAACACAGCAATCTGTGCATACGCACTCTCCGTTTGGCAAACCGTAGCACATTTCTCCCGTTTCGATGCGCTTTCCGCAGAACGCGCAGTAATCCCACAGCCGTCCCATCACATTGCCTCCACATAGCACCAGCTTTGGGGCGGTCGGCGAAGCGGCAAAGCCCCATTGTTGCAGATACCGTTGTTGTTGCTGTACATGGCGCAGGCCTCACAGCATAGGTCATTAGGACAAAGCCGCCGAAACGCCGTCAGCTCCCGCGGCTGGTCATAGATCAGCAGGTCGGAGATATGCCAGCCGTAACAACGCCCCTTATCGCCGATATAAGCTATAATTTCTGCCTGAGATAAGCACGTCGCAGGGGAAAAGGCGGCATTTGTTGGACACCATAGCCTGCCGCCATCGTATGTGATCGGGACAATCCGCTCACAGGCAAACTCCCCAATGACCTTGCCGTTAGCCTTGCGGATTTTCCCGTCTGCACCGTGCAGCTCAAGAATGTTGTGCGGGTCCTTCGCGTCAGGCATCGTACAGTAGATGTACGCCTTGAACGGCGTTTCCAGCTTTGGCCTGGTCTTTCTGACTTCGATGGTCTTTTCGCCGTTGGCGATCTTCTCCACCCACTTCGGGCGGATGCTCAGCATAACGGCCTTGCTCATGCCTTTTCCTCCCGCTTCAAGATCCCCATTCCGACGCACAGTTCGATCAGCTTGTCATCTTCCAGATCAATAGACCTCTGCGCGATGTCACGAAGATACCCAGACAGCAGTTTGAGGCCAACGGATATGCCAAAGGCGTTTTCTTTTACGACTCTGCTTTTGCTCTCACTCAGCGTTCTGTCGATCTCCTCGACCAAGTTGTTGTAGTCCATTTTCACTCTCATGCCCGTTCTCCTTTCATCTATTCAGTTCTTCGGCACACATCGCCGTCACACTCTCTTTCCTCGCAGTCATCGCAGTCTGGAACAAAGCCCCTGCAATCCGCCGTGGTCTCTACAAGCAGGTTTCCAATGCCGCAGTTGTCACACCCGCAGTCCTTATAGGGCTCAGCTGGGTTATGCGCATCGTTTACGGAGTTCTTGGCGCAGACGCGGCATAGGCAATCCGCGCAATCCGTATCATGCAAAACTTCTCTGCGGTTCATAGTCACTGAAATCACCTTCCCTTATACTTCGTTCCCCCAGCAGTCCCAGCCGTCCGCCTGTTGGCGGGCAAACAGTTCGATGCGGGGCAAATCTCCAAACAATTCCATGATGAGGGTTCTGACGCAATCGGGCTTCTTGCTGTGTTCTGTTCTTTCGGCTTCTACTAACTGGCGTACAGAATTGGATCGTTTGTTCTTGAGCATCCCGCCCCTCGTCCCAAGCAGGCAAAGTTCGCAATTCTTCATTGTCCATGCCCCAAGCGTAGACACTTGCTTGCCGTTCTTGGTCTTTTTTGACCAGACGAAAGCCACTGTCACATACTTGAACCCCCATGCTTTCATAAGTCGTATAGCCTCCTCAAGGTGCGCGTCCGTAGACCACATAAACAGTGCTGCGTCTTTCTCCGCAATGCGTTTAACGTCCCAAGTCTCCATGACGGAAGCCTTTTCTGTCCCATATACCGTTTCAAGAGGTCTAAACCTGTTTCCATTGTATCGCTGCACCTCTTTGCTGCTGAACTGCCACGGCGGATCGGCATAAATAACGTTATATTTCTTGTCGGTAGTAAAAATATCCACAACTGCCATCACATTTCCCACCATTTGCACCCGTTACAAGCGCCTTCGTGTGCGTATTTGTACTTACCGCAGTATTGACACAGCTCGTTTTTCATGGCGTGCAGTTCACTCTGCTCCTCCTTCACCGCCACAGCCTTTGCCAGCTGTGCAATGCCCTGCTTCATGTCCTCTATCTGCTTATCCCGCCGTGCAATGGCGTCCTTCAGGCTGTCGTTGGCTTTCATCAGTGCCTCGATGTGCCGCTGCTGGTTCTTGATCAGATCAGCGGCAGCGTCAT